CAAGCTGTTCTTCCTCTGTCAGCTCAATAAATCTGGATGCAATAGCCACAGATCTAACCTCATGATCAACATATCTGAGGTCTGGATTGGACTTATATGGCTGTGCTTCACTCTGCTTCGGTTCTGGATCTGGATTTGCTTTTGTCGCTCTTCCCTTCAGCATATTCGGAACATAATTCGGCTTTCCAAACTGTCCCATCTTTCCAAGATCATGAAGCAATGCTACAATAATAAAAGACTCCATCCGATCTTCATTTATTACTCCCAGACCGCTCGCTATCCTCAGAATATTCTCATATACGTTAAGGCTATGAATTGCGAGTCCGCCTTCCTCTGCCAGATGATATCTTGTACTGCATGGTGATGTGAAGAAACCATTTTCTTCCATATAACTGATCAGATCATCAATGCCCTCTCTTCCGGTATTTTTCAAAAGTTCCTTTATTCTTTCCTCGTTCATTATTCTTCCTCCGTATCTAATTCAAATCCTATGATTGCTGCGATATCTTCTTTTGATACGCTATAGTTACTTCTCAATGTATAATCTTTTAAAAATTCAAGTCTCGTCTGCGCTTTTAAGAACTTTTTGTATTCCGACACAGGAATTTTGACCATTTCTTCATTGTTGTTTCTTTCTTCCATGACATTTCCTCCAATTATTCTTTGTCATAAACCACTCGCTCTGCAGCCTTCACGATCAGAAGGCTTGCAATCTGTTTGAGCGATAAGGTTGATTCATTGTAAATTTCTACCAGTGCGTTGTAAGCTTCCGGTGTTACCTTAACGACCATCTGTGCACCTGTCTGCTGCTTTTTCCTCGCAGGAATGTGTATTGCTTCATCATTCACTTGACTTTCTCCTCCGATTTTCCTATAATTTAGTTGAGTTTTTTGTTATGTGCGCCACTGGAAGTTGCCGCTTCCGGGCGCATTTTTATTGTCTTTACGCCTATCCTATCCAAATGATTTGCCAGATCCGACAAGTATGCAATCGCATTATTCTTGTAATACTCGGATGTACCGTCAACCCTTTCCAGCGACTGCAGTTTGTTGATCATCTTATCAAGCTCTGACGTTCTCATGCTCTTACGCTGCTTCTCTTCTGGCATGCTCTCTCGCCTCCCTTATTTTCCTTTTCCGGTACTGCCATTCCCGTATCCGGAAATATTCCAGTGCAAATGCTCCGGCGGCGAATGTAACGATTCCCAGTGCCTCATACAAGTAAAACAATTCCTGACTCTTTTCCGAGCACCCACCAACCATGCACATAAATCCAAATACAATCGCTGTTTTGCTTAATATCTTTGCGATCTTATAAAACATCTCTTATCCCTCCTTTGCTTGTCCAACTGGTACCGCTTACGCGGTTTTCTCAATGGTATATGTAATTTTCACTTTTTCCTGTTCTTCCAATAAAGAAATCATCACCTGTATGATTTTTTCGATATCGGGTTTCATGCTTACCACCTACTTTCTATTAAAGTTTATGCGGTGCTGGTTGTACTTGTTGCAGACCGTTCTTTCTGTAGCCTCTCTAATTGTTGCTGCAATTGCTGCTGTTGCATCCATAATTGCTTTGCTGTAATAATTATGGATATCTGATTGATAGCCGTTAAAAATGCTGCTATCGATACTGCTACGATCGATATTCTTTCAGCCGTCTCATATCACCTCTCTCCCTCTTCATCTGTTACATATACATAACCGGATCAACATATTTTCTTTCAGCCTTAGTTCTTCGATCGATAATGTCTTCAATAGACAAATATCCGTCCTTATATTTTTTGCCAGCTTCTCTATCAGAGAGACTGGCGATTTTATTTTCTGCCTCTTTCAACAGAATAAGTTCTAAGCGTTTTACTCTTCGCTCTAATTCCTCTTGCCTTCTAATTGAAATTTCCCAATATCTTCTTGGAATCCACATCTTCCACACCTCCTATTCAATTTATTTTTTGTGTCCTGCCGTAAGACGCACATCACATTCCGCATATCCATCCTCAACATTCTCTACGGATAAATGCGCTCTTGGAATGTCCATTCCATTCCTCTTCCATTTACCATAGAGGGCTATGGTGTTGTTGGTGGCTTTTTCTTCACTAAAGCTCCACAATCTGTATATGACTTCGAAAATGCAAATACTTCTTTACTGGTTTACAGCAACAAAGGGATAAAAACTTATCCTATTCTCATGAACAACACTTCTCGCGAGGGATAATTTAATTTTTCCACCGTTCGATAATGGTTGCAATTCCCAGAACAATTGAAGCAATTCCCAAAATCAAGGTAATTCCGCTTATATCCATTTATACTTCACCTCACTTTCTGCTGTGCTTCTGTTTCGTCTGTTGCAAATATTGAACTTCTTTTCTCGATATGATAAAATTCTTTCATAAATTACGAAAGAAGGTTTTATCATGAATAATACTTCTCTAGCCGATTCTTACCTGAAGTTATCTGGTTTAGATTCTGCATTATCTAAATTGGCATCCGATTGTGCCACTGTTCAATTGCAAAGACTCGGTGCAAATTCTCTTAAAAACTCATTAGATATTTTTCAGTCTTCTTTATCCGCTATATCGCAGTTGGCTTCTGACATTACAGTCACCCCTGAGCTTCAAAAAGCTTTAGACTCACTGGTTTCGTCCATTGGTTCAACAACTTCTCAATCTTTAGCTTCTGTTATTTCAAATGCTCTTCTTGATTTTTCAAATTCTTCTAATGCCTGCTTTTCTGATTCAGAAGACTTTGTAACATTGAACGAACCTGAAATAAAAGAATTCACTGTTCCGGAAACCATTGCAGTTCCTATTGGAAATAAACGCATCCGAATATCAACCAATATCCTTATTGCTATTATCGGAAGCGTTCTTCTTCCCTTATTTTTTCATTTAACTGATACTATCATCAGTCTCCAACAATCTGCTGCTGAAACAAAGCTCGAACAACAACGCCTTGAAATTGAACAAGAGCGAAATGATCTTATTCATGAAAGAAACGAACTTTACAAACAGTGCTATGACCTTTTTCAATCTTTAGATTCTTCACAGTCTTCGCAATCAGAAGCTATCGAATCTTGGAAAGAATCTCTTCCTCCAATCGATTTGTGTCCTGAAGAATTTGATTCAACTCCTGATTCAACTCGATAGTTTGTCTGTAATAACTCATAACCGAACAATACTGTCTTGTTTGTGTAATAGAGAAAAAAATCACGTTAATCAGCGTCACTGTTATAAGAAGTTGCAAATAGAAAGTCTTTTTCTTAAGGCTTTCTATTTCTTTTTTCATCTGTTCCATCTAATCGCCTCTTTCTTCGCCTTCTGGAGAAAATATCTCGGCAGACACTCCAAGAGCTTTACAAATAATGAAATATTCCTCTGCACTCAATTTTCTTTTTCCATTCAATGTTGGACTAAGAATATTCATTGGCATTCCGGTCTTCTCTGCCAGATAAGAGTATTTGATGCCTTTTACGTCTAAATATTCTTTTATCTTGAGTCCTACCATTTTTTTCACTCCCTTCTGCTATAATATTGATGCGGACTGCAAATCGCCTCTATGAAAGGAGGTGGTATTATAAAACGAATCGCTTATTCCAAAACATTAGCTGATAGGTGGATAAAACTTGGTTATAAGATAGTCGCTCTGTCTTATACTGGTTGTTTCGGAGAAACTCGGTTAGCGTTCCACCTTGAAAAGGAACTTTAGTGTTTCAGTAACTGTCAACCTTTCTCTAATGCAGTCCGCCTTTAACTTCATATTTTGTGAAGTTATTATTATAATATGTCACGTTTTATGAAATGTCAATAACTTTTTCATGTTTTGTGAAGTTTTTTTCTTGTATTCGTGAAAAGAATGTGATACTATCCTATTAAAAGGAGGACATAAAAAATGAGTGAAAATATTAAAGATACAATCGCAAAAAATCTGCTTTACTATAGAAAAAAGAACAAAATTACACAGAAAGAACTTGCAGATATGCTAGGAGTTAAACATAATGCTATATCTTCGTGGGAGAATGGAGTTAACTCTATAGATATCGACACACTGTTCAGAGTTTGTCAAATATTTGGAATTACAGTAAATGATATGTATGGCATATCCTCTACTCCTGAACCAACCACCATAGCTGCACACTTTGAAGGAGAAGAATATACAGAAGCAGAAATGGAAGAAATCAAAAATTTTGCTGATTTTGTGAGAAATAGAAGAAAATAATAATGGCATTGGAAACATTGAGGTGCTAACGTGAATAAATTTGAAAAATTAGAAGATGTAGCTTATCAAGATGATGTCGATGTTTTAAATTACCGTTTTGAAAGCAATAACATAAAAGGACTGTATTGTGATGGTGTTATTGCCATCCGAGAAGACATGACCATTCCGGAAAAGACCTGTGCTTTAGCTGAAGAACTCGGACACCATGAAACATCTGTCGGAAATATCCTCGATATGACATCTGCTGTCAACCGGAAACAGGAACGTCAGGCAAGACTCTGGGCGTACAACAAGCAGATCGGTCTGATCGGACTGGTGCGAGCCTTTGAGCATGGCTGTCAGAACCGGTTTGAAATCGCTGAATACCTGGAAGTGACAGAAGAATTTCTGGAAGAATGTATTGAATGTTACCGGAATAAGTACGGGATCTGTAAACGGGTGGATAATTATGTGGTGTATTTTATACCACAGCTATCGATGATGAAATTGGTATGACCGCATATGCGATTATATAGAAACACTTTTTATGAGGAGGTTCAACTTGAATATTGATGAATACATAGATCAACGACTGGATGCACAGATAAAATGGTATAGTGAAAAATCCTCTCACGCTCAAAAAATGTACAAACGTTCTCAAATTATAGAAATAGTCCTTGCTTCTAGTATTCCTCTTCTTTCAGGATATACATCAAATCGGATTTATATTTCTATAATAATTGGTGTGTTTGGAGCTATAATAGCCATTATCGAGTCATTATCCAAACTATACAAATGGCATGAAAATTGGATTCAATATCGCACAACTAGCGAATTATTGAAATACCATAAACATCTATACTTAACCCAGTCGCCACCTTACACCACTGGCGATGCTACTATAGAGAATATTTTTATAAAAAACATCGAAGATATTATTTCTTCCGAGAATAACCAATGGAAAGCGAATGCTGCATCTGATTCTTCAAAGAAATCTTCTAATTAACTGGCTCATATGTTTTTTCAAAAACATCTGGCTTACAAGGATACTGTTCTCCTCTAATGCCAGTGATAATCCAATCGCCTGGAGCGGCTCTCAAAGGGCCTTCAAGTGTTTGAATGATCATCTCTTCGTCAGTTTGATATGCTTCAATTACTATTGGTTTTTTTCTAAATTTCAAACTATTCACCTCGTTTCAGAAAGGAGTTAATTATGCCAAACTTATATAACTATCGTTTATTTATTAGCCACGCATGGAAATATGGACCAGACTACATTCGTTTAGTAAATCTTCTCGATAATGCATCATATTTTTCATACCATAATTATTCTGCACCTAGAGAAAAACCTCTTTTTTCCTTCTGGTACACCTTACACATCTACAGATATTGCAAATAAAATAACCGATAAGATTCGTCCAGCCCAAATTACTTTAGTTATATCTGGAATGCATGCTGCTTATAGTGATTGGA